GTTGAGAAGAGCCTCGTCTCGTCGAATGAAGTTCATTTCTTACAGAATGTCCATCATATAGACTATAGTATTGACGGGGTGCTGGTTGGGGTGCGTCCCCTCATGCGTGTTCTCAATGGTATGATGTCGTACGAAGACGTCAACCGCCGATGGGATGACAAAGAGTTATACGACGCCTTCAGATGGCTGCAGCAACTAGAAAACGCGTCATATCATCCAGCTTTCAACATGGCGTGCAAATGGTTGCTCAGTAGATCGCCTGGTCTCCCAAGAGTTCTTCATGCAGTCTTATCGAAGGATAAGGCTCTACTCTTAAAGGTTAAACAGGCATTAAGTGGGAAGTATGAGTGGGGCAAGGTGGCTATTGACGGACTAGGGACTAGTCGTGTCTTTCAGCGCCTGTGCGTTTTAAGTGGTGTAAAGGCACCACAGTGTTGCTCCTAGATTGTCGTTCTTAGTGAAAGTGAGGTTCTTATGGATGACGTAAGTACACCTTTTCCAGATAGCCTTTCAACACCTGGGGAGGACCTTATGCGGCTTATGCCTGATAGGCCGTCACTTAATCGAGGTTTTGGTCTTCTGCAACAAGGTTCTCGGGCTGATAGGGCGGCTCAGGATTTACGTCCGTCAACTCCAGCCCAATGGTATGCCGCAGAGCTTCAACGTGCAACTATGTGGTCAATTCCCCTTCCAGGGGGATTTTCAGTACCACTTCCACTTACCGACATTGAGCCGGTCCCGCTTCGCGTTGGAGGACAGCGGCCTACTGTGGCAGAGCAGTTGGAGTCAATGTATTTTGGTCAGCGTACCGATACAGGCTTCAATCTTTTCGGTGCAAATATTCGCCTGCCACAATGGCTTGGGGGAACTGTACTTACGCACCAGTCAGCTGAGTTGGTTTTCCAATACCGAAACCTACCACCTGGACTTTCCCGTGACCTTGTCCGTATGCGTCTCGAACTAATTCACCCTGGTCATGCTAGGGCTATAGATTCTGAGACCTTACAGGGTCGGGCTCCAACCAACCTCTTACCGGAAAGTATTACTCCCCCGATGATGGTGGGGGTAGGCATTGATGGCGTATTTCATGCTACAATGTTTAGGCACCATTGTGTAAGGAGTTTCTTAGATGACGAGTGCTAACCGTCGTCGTAATCGCAATCGAAACGCGTTCCAACAGGCCAGGCTCGGCAGACAACCGGGTCGTGGTCGCATGGGTGCTTTGGGGTCCATGGACCTTGTAGCGAGACGTGACCTGATTGTATCTGGTGGGTATGTGAACAACGCCGGTGCTCAGGTTGCTACCAATGGTTGGAATGGAGCTGCCATAGTCTTGGCAGGCGGTTCACAAGCTGCCTACCAGGCGATCGTGATACCTCAGGCTGTGACTGCGATCAACGCACCACCGTCCATTGGTGAGTGTCAAGTTGATGCAATTGAGGGGTCGTTGTTTCTAACAACACCCAGTGCAGCAGGTATCTATTACATTGGATTTGGAATTTACGTATCCAAATTTGATACCAGGACTGGTACTTGGGCCGTTCGCTACCCTTCTAACTCTGCGGCAGACGCAGCTCGTGACGATTGGGTAGCGTTAAGGGCAATGGTGATGACTTTGCCGCTTGCGGCAGGCATCTCTGACCCGATGATCCTTGAACTCAAGCTGGTTCTTCCGCATCCAATCATATTGGGGGGCGGGGAGGCACTCCATGTTTGCGTTGATAACAACGGTTCGTCCGTTGGCAATATCAGCGTAACTCCGTATTTCCGTACTCGTATTGCGGATGTAACGTAACTCTCTATTCAGTGGAGGTAGTTTCGTGGCAGTGAGACAGCGACGTTGGGTTGTACCTGTATGTTTTGGCGAACACGATGAGGTACTGACTATACCTCAGGCGGATGTTTTGCTCTCAATTTTACCGACACCTACTGGTGTTGTTCAAGGCCCTTCACTCCTTACCTCAGAAGTATTGAGGCTGGAGGGTACCATTGATTTGGCGCCTAACTTGTGTACAGATGGATGCATAACGGTTGTCACAAACGCAACCTTCTGGTTCGGGATTGGCATCTATAAGGCACAATTTATGGAGGATCTGGCAGAGGTTACGCTTTTGGATCCTCTTGATCCAACGGCTTACTCTACAGATCGTTGGCTATGGAGAGAACAACTTGTCATCAGTGTCTCAGTCACAGGCACTGGTGCTTTTGTCTTTCCCTCTCAGTTCCGGATTCTCCGTCCGGAAATACCACGCACACTGGTTAAACCAGGTGAGGCCTTGATGTTGGTCTACAATTCAGAGACTAATTGTGGAGATGGGTTCGAGGCGCCAGGTTTCATCCTGACTCCTTGGCTTCGCTTACACGTTCACGCTAC